GAATATCTTAGACTTAATACTGATGAAGATTTTTATACTGCATTTGCAAATGATAGTGGAGCAGCTCAATATGACACAAGTGGTCCTGTAAGTAATGTAAATGAATGGCATATGTATACTGCTACTTTTAATTCTGGTGATGTTTTATTATATGTTGATGGCACAGTAGTTTCGAGTACTCAATCAGGTACAGATATTGATAGTCTTGAAACATCACATACTGAAGAAGTAACAATAGGTGGATTATCATCAGCAGGATCTTGGCAAGGACAAATAGGAATTCCAATGATATATACAAAAGTATTATCTCCAATAGAAATACTACAAAACTACAACGCAATGAAAAGTAGGTTTACGTAAAAAAGTTAATACTTATATAAAAGAGGTTATATGAAATACGCATTCTGTACTCCAATATACAATACAATAAGTGGTCATTTATTACCACAATTTTTAAATCTACAAGAGTGGTGTCCAGAATTAGATGGACAGATATATACTGTAGTAGGTAGAACACATGCAGACGCAAGAAATTGGTTGTGTACTGATGGTGGTGGATTTAGTAATCCTAATAAACTAATTGATAAGGTAGATTACTTAGTTTGGATAGATGCTGATCAAAAATTTGATTATACACAATTAAATACACTATTAAAACATGATTCACCATTTTGTGCAGGTTGGTATGTAAAAGATTTAAGTGGTATAGCTATGATAGCAGATTGGGATGAAGAAGATTTTAAAAAACAAGGATTTATGAACTTTTGGCACCCAAGTGAGATTCAAAAACAGAAAAATCCATTTGAAGTAGATTATTGTGGGTTTGGTTTCACAAAAGTGTCTACTGATATATTAAAAGAGTTAGAATACCCATATTTTAGACAAAGAGTGGTGAAAATTGGTAAATATCAAGAGAATGTATCAGAAGATGCGACATTTTGTCTTGATGTAAAAGATAAATTGGGTATAAGACCGACAATATTACCACAATTAAGAGTTAAACATTTAAAGGAATTAATTATTTGATTATATTTATGTATAAGGAGATTTGAATGGCTTTTAGAGTAGTAAAACAATTATTTCCGTCACCAAGTTCAAGTGTAAGTGGTGGAATAACATTTAGAGACCCATTTTGGGCTCAAAGAGAAATTTATGTCGGAAGATTAAGTGGTAGTGATGAACAAGTATGGGAATTTAGTGGTAGTGGTGCTGAATCAAATGCCAATGCTAAAGCTGCACAATTAAGTGGTTCAGATTCATCAAATCGTTTATATAAGGTTATTGAAGTATAAAAAAAAATTGAATTTAAAATAATTAAGTAATATTTATTATAACAAAAATCTATTAAATAGGAGAAAATAGTTATGGCTAAAAACGAAGAAAAAAGTAGTGGAATGAAGTTTACAGATGAAGAACTTCAATCATTACAATCTTTACAGGATAATTATCGGGATAAACAAGCTCAACTTGGTCAGTTAGCAGTACAAAGAATTCTAATGAGTCAACAAATGGATGCATTAGAAACTAGACAAACTGAACTAGAAAGTGAATATGAAGCAGCTCAACAAGATGAACGTGATTTAGTTCAAAAGTTGAATGAAAAATACGGTCCTGGTCAATTAGATCCTCAAACAGGAGTATTTACACCTGCTGAAGTACCAGCTGAAGCACCAGTTACAGCGCCAGTTGTTTCAGACAATTAATAGTTTTATTTAAAAAACTTCTCTAAATACACTATTTTGGAGAAGTTACGTTATACTTATAATAGAATAATTGTATTTAAATTATTCAAAGTTTTGATATAATATTAAATAACTAAATTTGGGAGAAATAAAATGGCAGAAAGAATTGTTTCACCTGGTGTATTTACTCGTGAAAGAGACTTATCGTTTCTTCCACAGTCAATAGGTGAAATCGGTGCGGCGATAATTGGTCCAACAAAGAAAGGACCAGCGTTTACACCAACACAAATAACTTCTTTTCAAGAATTTGAAGAGATGTTTGGTGGTATGGATAATCGATTTTATACACCTTACACCGTAGAACAATATTTAAGAAGTGCAGGAGTTGTAACAGTTGTAAGAGTTCTTGGAATCGGTGGTTATAAGGCAGATTCATTTGAACTTTATGTATATTCAGGATCAGCTGCAGATGCCGGTCATATGGCAACTCAATCACTTGCAATAATTGCACCATCACTTGGTTCAAGTGGAGTTGCAGATTTTACAACAACAGCTGTAACTGCAGGTGGTTCTTGGGATTCATTTTCATTAGTAGTAAATGGTACAAATATGGACGCAGAAACTTATGCACTTTCATTTGATACAAGTAGTGCTAATTTTATAACAGAAGTAATAAGTCCAGATCCACAGTCTACAAAAAGTGGAGCATCAGATTCTTCTGTATATGTGTATAAAGTTTTTAAAGAACGTTGTCATAATTTAGATAACCACGGTGATGGTACATATACACATATATCAGCGTCTGGTAAGTTAACAGCTGATGGACTTGATTTTCAAGGAGGTTCAACTGGACATTCTAATGGAGATTCAACTGACAGTAGTTGGACTGGAAATACAGATTATCAGTTTGCAAGAACACCATATATTCAAGCACAGGATCCTTTTACTAGTCTTTTTAGAGTATATAGTAGGTCTCATGGAACTGATATAAATACTTCATATAAGATTAATATATTGAATCTTAAACAAGCAGTAGATGTCCCTGGTTCTGAATATGGTACTTGGTCGTTACAAGTAAGAGTTCATAATCCTGACGGAAGTGATGATGATAATGTACTTGAACAATATGATAGTTTAACATTTGATCCAGCATCACCTAATTACTTTGCAAAAAGAATTGGTGATAGATGGGTTGAGATTGATTCAAATGGTAAATTGACTTATTACGGTAGTTATCCTAATTTGAGTAAACTTATAAGAGTTGGTGACTTTAAAAATATTGAAGAAGATGGTGTTTTTAAAGTGGCAAAAACAGTAGTACCGATGGGTCATAAAGCATTAAATTGTCCAATACCTTCTACTAGTGCAAGTTTTTGTCCAACAGCTTCATTTAAATATACACAAACAGATAATAACGGTGTATTTGATGCAAATGTATTTCACGGTATTAATTTATTAGATAAATTTGTAAAAGATGACAATATACAGTATTTATCACCTTTGGCAAATGCAGCATATACTGGAAATAATGTAACTATGTCTCTTGAAAATATGTTCGGAAATGATGATTTTGATACATCATTATCTTCAACATATTCTAAAGCAACTAATCCATTATCACTAAGTGGTTCAGCAACTCAACAGTTGAAGTTTGTTGTACCGTTTCAATGGGGATTTGATGGAAGAAATCCAGGTATAGGATACAAAACTGGACCTAATATTGTAGCGTCAAATACTCAAGGATTTGATTGTCAAAATTCTACAGCTAGTGGTTCAGTTTCATATAAACGAGCAATTAATGCAATTAGTAATGCAGATGAGTTTGATATTAATTTGTTAGTAACACCAGGTATAATTCACGGATTACACTCTACAGTTACTAATCATGCTATATCTAAAGTTGAATCTCGTGCTGATACATTTTATATAATGGATGCAGCAGGGTATAGTGACAGTATTAGTACTGTTAAGTCAACAATAAAAGCATTAGATACTAATTATGCAGCTGTTTATTATCCATGGGTTAAGATAGCTGATCGTGATACAAGTAGACCTGTTTGGGTTCCACCTTCAGTAGTATTACCAGGTGTGATATCTTATACTGATAGAGTAGCACATGAATGGTTCGCACCAGCTGGTCTGAATCGTGGTGGTTTAACTACAGTATTAGAAGCTAAAACGAGATTAACTCATAGTGAACGTGATGATTTATATGAAAATAAAATCAATCCAATAGCTTCATTCCCAGGTCAAGGTGTAGTAGTATTTGGACAGAAAACTCTACAAGGAAAACCAAGTGCATTAGATAGAATCAATGTTCGTAGATTGTTGATTGGATTGAGAAAATTCATCGCAAGTACATCTAGATATTTGGTATTTGAACAAAATAGTCAAGCATTGAGAAATCGTTTCTTGAATATTGTTAATCCGTATCTAGAACAAGTACAGTCAAATAGTGGTTTAAGTGCATTTAGAGTAGTAATGGATGATTCCAATAATACACCAGATGTAGTAGATAGAAATCAATTAGTTGGACAAATCTTTATTCAACCTACGAGAACTGCAGAGTTTATCGTACTTGATTTCGTTGTTCAACCTACAGGAGCTACATTTCCTGAGTAAGTTTGACTTATAAAACAAAATAATGTATAATGAAAAGCCCCTTTTTTATAAGGGGTTTTTCTTTTATAACAAAATTATAAAAAATTTGTTTAATTGATATTTATTTATGAGTAGAAATAAAATACTTTTTAGGAGAATAAAGAATGGCTACATTAGATCCTTCACAAATTATGTTCACACCATTTGAACCGAAGACTAAAAATCGGTTTATTATGTATATTGAAGGTGTTCCAGCTTACATGATTAAGGCGGCAAATAGACCAAGTATACAATTTGAAGAAATTGTTTTAGATCACATTAACGTAAAAAGATATATAAAAGGTAAGGGAGCGTGGCAACCAATTACTGTTAATCTTTATGATCCAGTAGTTCCTTCAGCAGCTCAATCAGTTATGGAATGGGTAAGACTATCTCACGAATCAGTAACAGGTCGTGATGGATACTCAGATTTTTATAAAAAAGATGTAACTTTTAATATGTTAGGTCCAGTTGGTGATGTTGTTGAAGAATGGATACTTAAAGGAACATATATTGAAGCTGCAAACTTTGGTGATTTAGATTATGCATCAAGTGATCCAGCTGAAATAGAACTAACATTAAAATACGATTACGCAATATTACAATTCTAAGAGGAATTATAAATGGATTTTTTTAAAAAAATGTTATCAGATGTTGACGGTCAAACATCAAGTAAACGGTTTATATCTTTCTTATCATTTTTAGTAATGGTTGGAAGTTGGGTAGGAAGTCAATTCTTCGGTAAACCAGTTGAAGAAAATGTACTACAAGCTTTTATGTATATTGTAGTAGTTGGACTTGGTGTTACAGCAGCTGAAAAATTTAGTAAAAAGTAAATTAGTTACAAATATTATTAGGTTATTAATTTTAAATCACAAAGGAGTCAGTTATGGCTGATTATAAGTTTCCTACTGAGATGGTAGATTTACCATCCAAAGGATACTTCTACGTAGATGGTCATCCACTATCAAGTGGTAAAGTAGAAGTAAAATATATGACCGCAAAAGAAGAAGATATTCTTACATCTCAAAACTTAATACAACAAGGTACTGTTATTGATAAATTATTAGAGTCATTGATAGTAGATAAATCAATTAAGATAGATGATATGTTAGTTGGAGATAAGAATGCAATTATGGTAGCCGCTCGTATTCTCGGTTATGGTAAAGATTATGATATTACTTACGATGGAGAAGAACATACTGTTGATTTATCAAAACTTGAACCAGTAGATATTGATTTTACTAAGTTTAAAAAAGGTTTAAATGAGTTTGAATTTAAATTACCAAATTCTGAAAGAAATATTACTTTTAAATTGTTAAGTGGTAATGATGAAAAAGCGATAGAGTCTGAAACAAAGGCAAGAAAAAAAGTATCTAAGATATACAGTGCAGAATTAACAACTAGACTTAAAAAAATGATTTTAGCTGTTGATGATAATAGAGAATTATCATACATAAATAATTTTGTAGATAATGAATTTTTAT